TTTCTACTTCATTTGCTATAGCTGTAGCATTAGCAGACTCAGCACCTTTAGCTCTTTCTACTTCATTTGCTATAGCTGTAGCATTAGCAGACTCAGCACCTTTAGCTCTAGTTACTTCACTAGCTAAATCACTAGTTAGTTTCTATTCTGCTTTCTCTGCTCTAGTCTATTCAGCTGTTACAGTTGTATCTGTATATGACTTAGCCTGTTTAATAGCATTAGCTATAGAACCAGTAGTAGATTCATTACCATTAATAATAGTAAGTTTATCTTCATTCACTTTTACTCTATTAGTAAGTGAAGACACATTGTTATTAATAGTAGTATCAGCTTGAGTTCTATCAAGTATCTCTTGAGCTAAGTTATCAGCTACTTCTTGAATACTACCTTCAATAGCAGTAGTATCAAATGAACCTGATAAAGCATCCCAACCTTCTTCAGTCCATACTACATTAGTACCAGCATCATAATGTTTACCACCTAAGTTAAACGCATTAGTAATATTATATACATCACCAACTACATTGTTGTCTTTAGGTAGAGTTTCAAACGTACGAGATCCTTTTACTTTATAAGCACCAGATAATTTAGCATCTACTTGTGCCTTAGTATAAGTGTCAGACTTATCTGCTTTTAATGCTAATGCAGCATTAGTTGCAGCAGTATGATCTGTAATCTTATTATCAAGTTCTTCTTCTTTAACCTTAGCTCTATTAGTTTCTACTAAGATAGCTGCATTTCTATCACTAACTTCTGTAGCAATAGCTTCTTTTCTATCCTGTACTTCCTTGTTTATAGCATTAGTATGTTGAGTATCTACTTGAGTAGATCTATTAATTTCATTCTGTAAATTAGTACTAATAGTCTATTCAGCAGATTGAGCTCTATTCTTCTCAGTAGCTATATCATTGCCTAATTTAGTTTCAGCAGCACGAGCAGTAGCAGCTTCTTTATCTATATTACTTTGTAAAGTAGCTAAAGACTATTCTAATGAATCTGAATCAATAGCAATACTAATCGTATTATCTTCACTAATACTAACATCTTTACCTGGCTTTAATTTATTAATTAAGTCATTATAATCACCAGATGTAGCTACTGGTTTAAAATCTGGTTTACCAGCAATATTATCCCATTGTACAGCTAGATCACCAGATGCACTAATCACATTAGTTTCTTGATCAATTTCAATGTTCAAACCTGCAATGAGTTTCTTCTAATACTTTGCACGTATATCAGCAAAGGTATCAATCATCTCAGTATGAAGTTCCTATAACTGATGCTGCTTAACAAAGTCTAAGAAGTCTTTAGATGTAATAATACCAGCAGAACTTGTAGAAGCTACTGGTATTGAAACAGTTTTATTACTTCCATCATACTTAAACATTACCATAGTAATGCCATTAGGATTTGAAGTATTAAACTGTATATCTTTTATTACATCTTTTACCTCTTCATCATCTACTTTACTATCTACATCACCAATGTTTGCTTTATCATTAAGCAATTTGTTTACCTATGTTTTAGTATAGTAGTTGTTAAGGTCAGGTACACCTCCAGAGGCAGCTAGTCTTACCCATTCGGTTCCATTGAAATATTTAATGCTACCACCATAAGGATTATCAGATAAGTCAACCCAATAGTCTATTTCTTCTGGATTAGGTTGAACAGACGTTGCAAAAAATATTATCCTATTCGTTACCATATGTATTTGTTATATTAAGCTGCTGGAGTTTCTAATGCAGCAACTCTTGTAGTTAATGCGTCAATTAAATCTTTTAAAGCTTTGCCTTGAGCAGCAGCTAAAGCTTCTGTAGTACTAGTACTTGTTAAAGTGTTATTTATAGTCACTTTAGTATCTGCTGTAGGAGGTGTATATCCTAATGCACTAGTTACATTAGCTTTACTAAGACTAATTGTACCATTACTATAAGAAATATTTGCTCCTACCTTTACTCCACCAATAGTTTCAGCTGTAGCTGTTGGTAAAACATATTTATTTGCTTGTGCAGCAATACCATCTAGTTTAGTTTTATATGCATCCGTAAAGTCATTACTAGACAATTCTTTACCTTCTACTTTATCTACTTTACCTAATTCAAGTGCTTTGATTCTAGCACTCTGATCATTGTCAGTATCATCATTTAAAGGCAACCATTTACTATCACCTGCATAATACTTAATTACATTACCTTTTGGATCTGCTGCTAAGTCAACCCAGTAATCAAACTCTTTAGGATTTGGAGCTATATAGCTTCTTGTTATTCTTGTCATATACGTATATTTTAATTATTAATTCTAATGTATTACAAATTGTAATAACTTATGAGTTCCAGTAGGATCACTTATATTTAAAGATACTCTAGCCTATCTAGTAGCATTAGTATCATTAGGATCTAATGTAATATCTATTCTGTCCTACTTTACATCTATGTGCACATAATCTGATGAACTAAATCCTTTTATAATATACAGAGTACGATTAATATCAATAGATACAGTTTCACCAGACTTAATAAATCTATGTGGAGTAAGATTCCAAGCATTAACTACTTCAGGAATAATTGTTCTTGCTTTATTATCCACATATAATATATTATATAAAATAGTTTCTTTTTCCATAACGCATTTTAAGGCGTTTTAAGCCACTTTCTTTATTAAATGAACAACTCATCCATTAAACTCTAAAAGCTTCTTAGAAGAGTCTTTTGGCTGGTATACGTCGATGTGTGACCATCCATCAGTGTTAGCTTCTAATCTAATAGGATATTCAAATAATTCAGCATTCTATCTTACTATATTATTCACTGTATTACTATCTAAATCCTTTACATTAAAATCTATTGCTTTACCTAAACAGTGCGCAGATAAGTAAATACTACTTTTATTCTTTACTAACTAACACATATTACAACGTAATCCTCTCTATGAGAACTATCCACCAGCTTTCCAAGTATTAATAGTAATAGGTTTATTGAATATCTTAGTACGTAGTATATACAAAGTACTAAGTAATTCAGTACTTATAAACTACCAAGAAGTTTCACCAAACTTAGAGTAGCAATGAGGACACACTAATTCCTATATTTTAAAATAAGGTTTTAATTTATCTATTAATTCATTTCTGTCCATACTTCGCTGTTTAAAATTTCACTTAACTCATTGCTGTCGTAAAGGTAAGAAGAAATCTCTTCATCTCCCAATACGGGTGCGACAAAATCCTCGTGTAACAGGATCATTGTTCCATCAACACTTCTTCTTGCGTGGATGGGCGGAACAATTCCATGTTCCATACACCATTCTATTGTTACTATAATGTATCTCATTTTGTTATCAAATTTTCAAGTACATAATCAATCAAATCCTGTTCGGTAAACCCGTCATTCTGTTTGGTGGGAACTGAATCGAAGCCGATGGAGTTGTAGAAAGCCAGGTTTGCGAAATAACCTAAATTGTTATATGTTGAAAAGAAAGATGGTCTACCAGTCTTTTCACTGTCTACACTATTATTTACTATTGTTATAATTGTTTTCTTTTTAAGAAGGTTATCTACAATAATAGATTCATTTAATTCTCCATCAATATATATTATTCCATCAACATTCCTAGCATTATAAGCTATTGTGTTAGCCTCAGTAAAAATTGAAAAATAACTAGATTGTATATTATCATATCCAACTTTTCTTTGGTCATATAGAATTTGGGATAGCCTAAAATTATTACAAGTATAGAATAACATCTTCACCCCTTGTTGCAAGTTCTGCACCTGTCCGTAATCATCCACTCCGTCTGTCACTAGGGCGTTGGGATATTTAGGCAGGAACTCTATTGTTACGTCCATATCTCCTATATCCCCTGTAACTCCTATGGCGTTATACAATGAAGTGGTTCCTTCGGGATAGGTTAATGTCACCTCATGCTCCCCGTTGTCAAAAGTATAAAATCCGCCATTTCTGTTTACCAAACTAACTTGTCTGCCATCAGAAAGACCTGTAATCTTAAACTTATGCGTTGGGTTAGAGTTTGCCGGAACTATGTTTACCATGTTATTCGTAGTGGATAGTTTTTTAGTAATATGAATAATTCTGTTATCTGTAACAGTAACATTTGCTCTATCGGGTAGAATAATAGTGCTAGCAATATCATACCCTCCCACACCGCTCATTGCTGTGAACAGGAAATTGTTAAGTTTCAGCGGTCTGTTGTTTCCGCTATGGTCTTGCAGGTATGGATTGGCTTTTAGTATCTCGTTTGTGGGAACGGATTGTCCTGACGGGAGCTGGGTAATGGTGATATTACAAGCACCTGCAATATTCCCGTTTCTGAATGACAGATTACCATTTACAGTTTCTAATGGCGGAATATCATAGGTTCCGTCTGATGTGATATTAACTAATTTCACATTAGCACTATATCCCCAGTATAATTCCTGACCGTCAACTATACCTTTCACTTCCACTTTCATTCCTGGGAAATTTTTTGTTTGGTCAGGAATGTAGCACTTTACTGTATCGTTCAGTGTAGCAAATCTAGTTATGACAAATGAGGTGCTTGTTATAATTATATCAGCATTTACAGATGGATGCAACCTCCAGTCATTAAAGTTTTGGCTGTATGTATCCACAGGCTTTGACATATCGTACCAGAACACCATGTGTTCTTTCACCCAATCAGCTATATTAGGTTTATGATTGACGGTTCTATCAATTTCTCTTTCATCTACGATTACTCCTCTATCATCAACATCATATTCTAATACTTTATTGCCTAATATATGGTGCATTGTTATTATTTTCATTTCTTTCTCTATTTCTATACATATTATCTACTAATAAATCAGCTATAACATTTATACCTAACTATTTACTATCGCTGATTAATTGTTCCTACATTACTACTAGGAGCATCTAATAGATGCCCTCTAGTAGTTCTCTATCACTCAGCTGTTTGATCTGATTGTGTAATTGATTGTTCATTCTTAATACTGTTTAAAGCATCTATAAAGAAAGGAGTACCATATTGATTAGCATATTTAGCTATTAACTCTATTTCTAGATCATTATAATCTTCCTCACCTGTAGAATTATATATTTTTAATGCTAAAGCGTGACCATCTATACCTTGTGCAGTCTTGTATAAACCGTTAGCTAACTCTTTAGATATATCTAATATAATAGGTGTTGTTTTATCTAAAGTATCGTACACTTTAAATTTCTTAAAATCAATATTCATAATAAATACTATTTAAAATTATTGTCCTGCATAATCTGTTTCTACCCATCTAAAACTTGGATAATTAGTAACTAAGAATCCCATAGAGTTACCTGGATGTAAATATACAGATTGATTTACAGTATTATTTGGTCTAAAGTAACCAGATATAGTAACACCAGAAGTATCTGGGTGAATCATAATTCTAACATGTATTGCAAAATATGTAGGTAAGCTCTTGTATCCAAACATACTAGCTACGTCATTAGCGTTCGGGAGATTGACGTTGTATTCTCTATTAGCTCTAATCATTATTATATTACCTTTACTCATATCTAATTTATAAGTACTACCGGTAATACTTACTACATTTAAAGTATCTCCGTATACAGCAGCTGCTCTTACTGCCGCATTTGGTGAATACAATGCATAATTTTTAGTACCGTTTGCTACATCTACGTATAGACCGTAATTAGCTGAGTCAAAGCCGTATTGTGTAGATGCGTTATAGTTATGATTTACAAATCTACCTGTAGCTGTAAAAGCTCCACCAACTGTAGCAGGAACAGTATCGCTACCTATCATAACATATGATGTGCTATTACCAACTCTAATAAAATCTGGATTTATACTAAGACCACCACCAGAACCTCCAGCTGTTGCACTACTACCAATATGATTTCCACTTATCTCAAATCCAGCAATCTGACCACTATTTATTTTTACAGAACTAAAATTACCACCAGATGCATTTACAGTACCATTAAATGTACCAGAAGTAGCTGTTATGCTACCGGTAATATTAACGTCTGTACAAACAAACCTACCAGTATTACTATTCATTGACAGTTTACCATTATTAGAAGTAAATACACTTCCACTAAAGTTAAAGTCACCTAACTTAGCATTATTAGCTAGTAAGTTATTTACTGTTAGTATTTCTTGCTTAGAAGATATATTCCAATAACTACTAGTCATACTGGGTGTCTAACTAGTATTATTCTGTTTAGCTAAGTACACATTACCTTGATATACTACATAGTCTATAATAGTTAAATTATCATAGTTCTAATACTGAGTATAATCATTCTAATACTTAGCTATTGCCTTCTTAGTAGAATTAGTACTAGTAGATTGAGAATTACTATTAACATAATTAACAGTAAAGTATCTAAACAAATAAGGTTTATCTTTGTTTAATACAGGCTTATTAGTAGACCAACCTTCACTAGGAACAGATGTATTAGTTGAATTTGCAAAGTATTGTGTAATAGATGTTACTCTAGAGTTAGAATAAGTTAATAATGCTTCAGGTATTGTCTTAGTAATAGTACCATCTGAATATGTTATCTTACTATAAGAATACAGTTTACCTTGAGAGTAAGTACCTGTAGGTACATTAGTAGACCAATTAGTGGTATCATAAGACACACTTTGATCTGTTGACTGTAAGTAATAATTAGTTACACTAGATACATCTTGACCTTTTATTGCATTTGATGCTTTATCATGATAGTATTGTACTCCAGATCTCCATTGACCTCTATCTCTCATGATAGTATAAGTTTCATCTATATCAGATACATTTCCATCAAATACTACTGGAACTTCAGCTGACCATACTTTATATTGACTAGTAGGACTTAACGAACTGTAATCTCCACTATCTGTAGTAAATCCAAACCAGAACTTTGTAGTAGATAGTGATGAATTCCATGTAGAAGTAAACGTAGTGCCAGATGTACTGTTGATCTATTGCCATGAACCAGAACTATTTAGATAATAGCTTTTCCAATATCCTGATACAGAACTAGTAGCACTATCATCAACTCTAACTTTTATAGCACTTAGTTTTACATTTGTAGTCTATAAGAATCCCTTTGAAGATCTAATGGCAGAAGGACAACCATTAACAGTTATACTATAACCATTAGATCCTGGCTTACCTGGTTCTCCAGGTTCACCTGGTTTACCATCTTGACCTGGTCTACCTGGCTCACCATCCTTAGACCATTTAGCCCACAGTGCTCCAGTTTTCCAAGCTTGCCATTTACTATTCTCTTTCTTTCTAGTCCAAACATATTCATAAGGTATAGATTCAGTAGGTCCAGTTGGGTTATCATCCCATCCACTAGGTACATAATCATCAGCTTGGTATTCACTAGAATCTACATTTGCAGGTGGGTAATTAGAACCACCAGGACCTAAACTATCTCCACCAACATAGTTAGAGAATCTCTTATAGATGTATTCGTAACCATCACCATCTTTACCTCTTTCGGCATATCTAGACCATATACCAGGAGTAGACCAGTTACCCCATACTTGTGTAGCCTTATCTAAGTATCTCTGAGATACCCATTCATATACTAAAGATGCAGTTACACCCTGAGGATGATTAGACCAACCACTAGGTATATGACCAGCTTGATTTACACTAGCAGGAGTACTAGGAGTTTTACCATCAGCATTTCTAGTATAAATAAATTCAATGCTGTTACCATCTTTACCATCTTCACCGTCAGCACCAGTAAGACGTATAAGGTTAGACCATGCTGTTAAAGTACCATCTGGATTAGCAAATCGTTGAATCTACCAAACATATTGTCCTTCTGATGGAACTATCTCACTATCAGTAGTCCAACCTGAAGCAGCTGTATCTGTTGGAATAGCAGGTTTAGTAGCAGATACTTTCCATCTATATTGATAGTGGCCACCTGATAAACCTTGTTCACCCCAATTAGACCATAGTGCTGGTGTACTAAAGTTAGACCATACTCCATCTGTACGTACACGTTTACAAGTCCATTCTGCTTTATAGTCTTCATTTACTCCCTTTGGATCATCAGACCAGTTATAGTCTTTAGAGCCACCGTTAGATATAGTAGGAATATAGTCATTCTATTGAATAGATGAAGGAGTTTGTGGTACTCTATCAACGTCAGCAGTACGAGTAAATATATATTCATACCCATCACCATCCATACCTTTTTCACCCCACTTAGACCACAAAACTGGTTGTGTAAATTCTCCCCATACACCTTCTCCAATTTTAGCAGACTTCTTTTCACGTTGTGATACCCACTCATACATTTTCTCTTTAGATACTCCTTGAGGACTATCTGACCAACCGAATGGTATGTAATCGTCTTGCTAAGATGTATCCGGTTTATCAGGAGCTTCGTTAACACTAGTTACTTGATAAATAAATTCAAGTTTAGTACCATCAGAACCGTCTTCACCTGTTTCCCCAGTAAGTCTAATAGGATCTGTCCAACCTGATAATGATTTATCTGGATATACAGTAGCTTGTATCATCCAAGTAAATACTTCTTTGCTTTCTCTCTTAGGTGGATACATGTACCAAGTATAGTTATCATCTACAGGAGGTATTTGTGAACTAGTAGGCTTAGGTGGTTGTACACTAGAATTAGTATAACAGAATACTGTATATTGCCCATCTGCTCCTTCTACTGAAGCGCCACGAAATCTGTTAGGATCTCCCCACTCTCCTTCATCTACTTTACGAGAACTCTTAGTAGACATCCAGATTGCTGAAGCTGTATAGTTTCTATGCCATCCATAAGAAGTACCATCACCAACAGGTCTATCTGGTGTAGCATCATTATCATTATAAGTTACCCACAATCCATTAGCTTCAAGTTGGTAACTCATATTGTATCTTCTATTTACTGATATGGCTCCTTCACAGTTAATAACTAAATCAATACGCATATCATTGATATTAGTTATCTTAGTTACTTTGAATACACCATCTTGCATAGTACATTCTACACCTGTTGGAGTATACTCTACAAAGTAACTTCCTTCATTATATACTGTACTATATGTTAATTCTGTTTTACCTTTCCAAGCTTGTACAGCAAAAGTAAGAGATTTGGTTTGGTTATAATCTTCAATGATATTGAATTCATTATCTACAATTACTGTACCAAACTCACTACTAAGTGAAACAGCATAAGCATCTTGTCCATGTAATTGGTCTAACTATTCTGGTGTAAATTCAATAATAGAACCAGTCATATATACATTAGTCAAGTATGCACCATCACCTTGTAATTGACCATTATTAGGAGCACCTGGTATAGTAAGACCGTTTAGGTTACCAAACTGTGAAGCTATATTAGTATAGTTCAGAGCCCAAGTATTTACACCTTTTAAATATCGTTTATATGTACGAGTAGCATAAGCACTAGATCTTCTAGTTTCATCAGTAAAGTTACCATAAACAGCAAACTTCATTGCCTTACAAGGATGCTGTGTAGTACCTTGTTTTAATGAATATCTAAATTGTTTACCTCTAGCATCTAGTACTTCTATAGGAGTAAAGTAAGCTGTAGAGAATCCTTGTACTTTATCAAATCCACAATCATCAGTACCAGTTTCAGTATTATTAACTCCATCAAAATTATGGAATATACCTCTACATATATCATTTACATGTATACCACTATATTCACCTTCTTCTAGTTTCAATGTAACTATTTGGTTAACTAAGTCTACATCTTCAATAGTACCAAATGCTATTGAATTCCATAGTTCACCACTTACTACATCTATCTTATTAAATCTCAATTCTGGTACTTCTAAGAACTCTCTAAGAATAAGACTAGTCATTTCACCTCTACCGTCTTTATCTATTTGAGCACCAGTACCACCAATCATACCAGTAATAAAAGTACCCATCTAAACTCCTTGGTTTAGATAAGTCATTTTGTTACTTCTCAAACCACCGTTGAAAGTAATTATACCTGAAGATACATCATCATATAGTTTACTTATAAACAGCTTACTACCTTCAGATTTAATCAAAGCTTTTACTACAGAAGTATCTACTACACCGCCACCTTCACCACCACCAATACCTAATGCTGATGGTTGGATATTGTGCCATGTACCATCACTAGCATACTACAGTAAATCTCCTTCTGTAATATAAGTAATAGTAACGTCCTTAAGAGTAGCTAAATGATTAATTCTTTCAACTAATGTATCAAGCTCACCAACACTAGTATCTAGAGTTTTTATATTGCCCTATAATGTTCTTACTAGTCCAGTGAGTTCGTTTAATTCATCTTTAGTTGCATACTATGCCATATCTTAATTATTTTATTGTTATACAGTAGCTCCTGTAGCATCTATCCACTTAGCACCATCCCAAAAGATTGGTTTATTTATAGTAGTATCAAAATATTGAAATCCTTTATTTATAATATTAGCAGGTCTTTCCTAAGTAGTGCCCATTTTAGATACATACATATCTCCAGAAATTACAGGTTTACCTTTTATATATTCTATAGATACACCTCCTAAATTAGCTACCATGTTTAGTGTTGGAATGTCCTTATAGTCAATATATTTTACTATATCTTTTACTAGTGTGTTGTTTCTGATAGATGAAACTAGATTTATATCTTCTCTATTAATATTAAACTTATTGTTTACTCCTGAGAAATTTTGGTCTAACAGAATCCCTCTAGCTATAAAACTTATATTTTCTGTTGTAGAATCTAAAATATTATTAGAAGTTATATTAAGATTTATATCGCATGCATTACACTCACCCTACATATATATTGTATAGTACTTTGAATTTTTATCACTATAATCTTTTTTATAAGAACCAATTCCAGATCTTAACGTGGTAAAGTTAATATTATTATGATTTGCTCCTGAGTTTAGTACAAAAGATCTCTAATATATAAAATCGAATACTATATTGTTTATAATATTACCTCTGTAGTATATTAATATACCATCGTACTTACATGAATCAATTCTACAATTAGTCAATATATTTAAAGCATTTAGAGAAGCAAAGTAATTACAATAAAATACTTTGATGTTATTTACTACATTGTCTTGAGTCAATCTCATACATTTATTACATTTGTAAAAAGAACAGTTTGTTATATTGGCGTAAGCTCCTTCTAAATAATAAGCGTAATCACTTATTTTCATAAACTTAACTAAATTTATGTTACCTCCTCTAACACCTCTTATATATGTGTTATTGTAACGCACTGTCCAAATTTCTTCTACTGTACGTTCTCCATCTATTAGCTCTCTATTATCTTTTAACTCCTAAACAGAATTAGAGTGTATAGTTATTCTTTCTATACCAGAAGAATAAGAATCAGCAAAGTTGATACAATACTTAGGTTCCTCAGAAGTTCCAGAAGAGATAGAAAAATCAAATACCGTTCCTCTTAATGATTCATCATTGACTGTCATAATATCAGCATAAGTACATTCTCCTATCAAAGTTGTTCCGCTCTGATACAATTTAATACCGCTAGTAAATTTATATATCCCTCTAGGAAAAAAATATACAGTATTTGATTTATTACACAAATTATCTAACTTACTCCAACCATAATCTGTATTATCTGGATATATTCCTAAAGTTCTAACATCTACAAAATCTTTTAAAATGCTATTCTTAGCTATTTTGCAATTCTTGTTGAATTTTGGATTGATTAAATCTGTTATATTAGATATATCTACTATCCCATTATCAAAACTGCCACCATCAAATTTTAGTATAGAATTGGAAGGAGTAACGATTGTCTAACCGTTTAAATCATAGTCATACTGAATAACATATATAGTATTAGCTTTATTGATCATAGCCTAAGTAAGAACGTTCTTATTACCTACTATATTCTTTCTTAGATATACTCTACCCAAACCACTGAAAGACTATTTATCATAAGTTTTATTTGCTAACTATAGAGTGCCATTTTGTTCAGTTATATCTTCTTCATCAGCTGGAACAGCTTCGTGCTATTCTACCCATTTACCAGTAGTAGGATCTGACTGATTATTAGAATTAAACTTATAATGTTTATCAGTTTCTTTACAATAAGATATATGATCATCATCTAAACTATTTTCAGAATAGTTCTTCATATCCTACAATGTATCAAAACTATCTCTATCAAAGTTAGGCTTTTTTCCTCTATAGTTAAAATTATCAGCTACCTGTATCATATAAAATATATTTTATAATTATCTACTGTGGATGCGTCTTTCAGTATATATACATTATATAATATACCATCTATAGTTACAGCATTCCTCTAAAATGACTCTTTTATCTCAAATTGATTTTGATCTTTTATGCTATTTATATCTCCAAATTCATTAGGATAACAATATAATATCTTTTGATAATCAGTACTAAAGCTTTTAACAAATTCTTTTGTATCTTGTAGTACATAATCTAATTGTTTTATATTATCTTCATTAATAACAAAATTATCTGATACTACACCAAAATAACATTTTTTATTATCTCCATGATATTCTGGAATATCATATTGTACTTCGTGTCCTAATAACTTTTCTATCATATATAACATCTTTTTAATGTCTTCTAATTTTGTTTCATATTTAGAAGATTCCTATACTAAATCATATATGTAATTAGCACAGGTTAGATTAAGAATTTGGCAATCATCATAATCAATGTTATACTTTACCTATTCTTTCAATCTGCATCCATTTTTATATTCTTCTTTTATCATAGCGCACACATACCATTACAACATTTACACACTTTATTAGGAGATAGGCACTTACTACAATTATGATAATCTATCATACCTAACATTCTACTAAGATCTATGTAATGTTCAATAGCATCTTTAGTAAGATTGTGCTCTAAAGCATACTACAATAACTATGATCTAAAATCACACATCATTATTATATGCTTCTAATGTTTATCTAAACATGTATTACAATACATAGTAAGTAGATTTACTTTAGCTAAATATAATTCATTCTGATCTATTGCTATAGCTTCATCTCTATTACCCTCTGATGTAAGAACGCTTACTATAAAAGAAGTTTCATTATACTCAGTAATATCAACAATAACAGTATTATCCTAAGTAACAAAGTCAGATATTACATGAGTATGTTTCTCATCTTCATCAGAATACATATTCTTTTGATTTATTATTGAATCTAGATAAATCTTATGTACATTAGCCTTAGCATCTAAAGTTATAGTTATAGTATCGTTATTTAATGTTGCATTAATTATTTTCATATCTACAAAAAATTAAAAAGGCGAAGCCGAGGATAAACCTCAACCTCGCCTGGTTTTTTTAAATAAAGAAACCGTATTATGCTACACTATTAACACCTGTAATAAATGCTTTGAGATTCTTAACAAACTGAGAAGCACTCAAGTTAGCAGATTCTTCAACATACAATTCAGTAGTTAACGGCGTAGTTTTAATGTATTGATTGTCAGGTGACAAGTACAAGTTGTCATTCTCAATAGTAATGTAATCGTAGGATGCACCTTCAGTAACATTACGTTTAGGTTCAATGATAGGATATGCATCTGTGAATACATGACCCTTATAACCCAACATACGTACTTCCATATCACGTACTTGTTTCCAGTAACCTTTACCAGGTTTACCAGCAGTCTTAGTAATAGTTGCACCAGGTACTGCTTCAGGAACATTAGACAACAATGCACCAGGAATAGTAACATACAGAGAAGCTTCCATAGAAACTACAGAATACTCATTCAAAGAGTAAACTCCTTCATTATCATCTTTAGGAAGAGCTGTAAGTGTCAATTTATGACTTGCAAATGTAGCATTTACTCTACGATTTGCATGTTTGTTAATCTTCTTCAACAATGCGTTACCCAAATCATCAGCAGTTCCAGTTGTAGCAATTGCTTCATAGGTATGAGTGAATTGTCCCGGAGCTTCATACATGTCTTTGTAAACAATACGCAAAACATATCTGTGACCGATAACAACAGTAGCACTAGTTAAATCAATTTCGATTTTCTCTTGAACTGGTGCAACATAATCACCAATTACGTAAGAAGGTTTAGAAGCTTTCTGAATTGCGTTAGAATACTCTACAGAACGTTTAGTAGCACTAGTACCATTAGGTAAAGCGATAGTCATATTATCACCAACTACACCAATATATACTGTAGATGCTTTTACTGCACTAGCTTCATCTTTAATCAAGCTCTTATTCTCATCGAACAGAGCTACAGCACCCTGAGGAAGACTATCTACTGTAGTATAAGATGCTGGACATGTTTTACCGATAAGTACGGTATCAACTCGTGTAATCATAGTTTATATAAAAATAATTAATTGTTAGACTTAGCGCCAGTCTAGTTTGTCCTTCTACTTTCCTTATTTCAGATTTCCAGGTCAGACAAACGCATTAATTTATTTGTTATTCCATTGAAGCAATTTCGTTGGAATAAGCATTATAGTGCTACATTGGTTTAGTAGCAAGATAAATCTAGATTGCCATTTTCACAATTTCCATATGTGTATGTTCTGGCAAATCTGTATATTCGGTATTAGTAATATTGCTTGAATTAATTTTAGATGGCTTAGTTAAGTATGTAATCTCATATTCACTTACTTTATATTTACCGTCTGTGTATAATATTACATTATTATCTTGAATTAACTTTAAAGGTCTAGCTTGACAATATTTTAATTTGTGTTCAGATAGTGAATTACTTAATTGTCTATCTAATGTTTCAATTGTAGATTCTAACGTATCTGTATACTTAACTATATATGCACCTAAATCGTCTTTTTCCCAGCATTCGTTAGGATATTCATCACTCGGCTGTATACCAGCAGTATCTCCAAGTAATAATACATAATCATCTGGTAATTCAACAGAATATGAATTTTTAGTTCCTTTGGATATCTAAGTATTTGAATAGTTTCTTTTACGAATTAAAGTACGCAAATCATCTATACGTTTTTCTGTCTATTCAAATCCTTGAGCTTTAAAGTTAATACCTGAGTATCTTGTTTTATAAAATTTATCAATCGCCTCATTAATGAATGATATAATAGTGTCTGAGGATAGCTTATCCTTAATAACTAAATTAGGATCCATTAACTATAGCCTACGTTCAAACTCGATTTGAAATCCACGATTTGTCATAATCATTCATCTATTTGGTTCAACTGTGATTTAGTCTATATTCTCTTAGACTCAATGTCTTCTAATGCTAGTTCTACAGCTCTGTTAATTACTTCAAACTACATATACTCTGGTATTTCACTCATACCTTCAGCTGGTAAGTCTTCTATCTTAGTAGGAAACTTAACATAGGTAATATCTACAGAATAGCTATTACTACTCATAGCTAAGTAATCATAATAGATATATAGAGTATTATCTTCTATTACAGCTACTGGATCTTCTATCCAAGGATTGTTATTGTAAGTCTTCTTGAACTTAGTAGCGTCAGAATGATCTATTAATTTTATAGTAGCTTTGTTACTATTGAAGTTTAACACTGCATCTACAAAGAACATTCTGTCACCGTTGAATAAGTTAGTAACATAACATCTATTTGAATTTGTTTCAGTATTAGCAACAACGTTAACATCTGTACGTACTAATTTTTCTAAATCGTGAATACGTTTTACAGATCCTTCAAAGCTAGTCTTTAAGTAGTTATTACCAGTAAACTTATTACTGATTTCTTGGTATAAACCTTGATCTAACCAGTAATCTATTTCTTCTGGTAAGAAAGCAGGACAACCCCCAAAGGCTACGCTTTGAGAGTTCTTGTCCATTGCTACTTTAAAATATGAGTGAAATTGTTCTCTAGTCATTATTTAGATTTTATTTCAGACATAATACTTAAGTAAATATCTTGATTCTTTTTGTCTTTCAAATATGCAATTACATCTTCAAGACCGTTACCAATAAGATCAGTACCAAAGTAATATGATGCTCTGTTCTTACGAATAATATTTTTACTTAAAGCTTCTTCAATTACAAAGTTAATTTCTTTATTAGGATTGTCTACCCAAATTCTAATAAATCTTGCTGGATCAGCTTCTACATTTTCACCAAGTCTAGCTTCAACCAATTCATTAGACATAGTGTCAGCTTTAATTCCAAGAAGTCTAAGACATTTGCGCATATCTTCAAGACTCATCTTATCTAATGCTCTATAAGCATCACGTTTAACTTTGTTAGCTTTATTAATTTGTTCTGCTTCAGCTTCTTTATTTATAAGTACATAATCAGTAGATGGAGTTATCTTATCAATACCATTAGCTACTCTCTTATGTCCTAATAGGAATAAATATTGCAATTCACCTTCAGGTCTATCAGTATTAATTACTAATTCTTTCTTACCAATCTTAATTGCAAATGTATCCCAAAATGTGCTATCTGGATCTAATTCTCCTTCAGCTTTACCCATTTTCTATTCTAGTTCTCTAGCTTTATCTGCTTTTAAACCAGTGTATCTACTACCAGATCTAGTCCAGTAAGAACTAATAAAATCAAAGCAGTTAGACCATTTAATCAATCCTGTCCAAGGATTTACTTTTGTCATTCTAACGATTACTTCCATAATTATAAAATTAGATTATCAAGTTAGTATTATAGGGGCTTGCTAGCATTCAAGCCCCTAATATTTTTTAACTGAATTACTCAGCCATCATGATCAGTTCTCCACATGCGCGGGGGTCTTTCAACATAATACCTACTTCACCCAAGAAGTGTACTGAGTAACCATCCTTAGCATTAGAACGAACTTCTGTGTTAGAGTGAGCGTAACCAGCAGGAGTTACAGAACCAGCTGTACACCAGTTAACGAATTCACGATCTTTACGAACTACTTTAACAATGTTAGCTTCACCATCACGACGACCCAAATCCAAGAATGTCATACGGTAAGATTCCAACGGTTTCAAAGTAACAGGATGCAACTGACGATTGTAAGTAGTATTGTCATACAACGGGAAATACTTCAAAGTCAATTCAATACTATTAGGCATTTCGTAAGTCTTAAACTGACCACCGAACTTCAAATTATCACCAGAACCAGTTACGAATACTGTGTCAATCAAGTTCATGTTAGCCATCTTTTCTTTAAGTACACGATCAAATTCACGCATACCCATTTCACCAGTCAAGGCAACGAACTTACGTTCATTAGTACCTAATACATTGTAAGACAGATCAAACAAGAAGTCTTCCAACAATTCAGCTGTCAAACGAGTGTAGTAACGTCTGTTAGATGGAGCAATCTGTTCCAACAAACCAGCACCAATAAATGCAGGACGACCGTTCTTACCTTTCAGATTACAAGAACCATCTTTGTTTACGTTGTTCTGATTGTATACCAAAGCTCTTTCAAGACGTTTGTACCACTCACGCATTGCAACCCATTCCTGGAATGTAGACCACAAATAAGAAGTTTTACCAGTCTTAGGATCTTTCAAAGCTACTGCCATAACTGTAGAGTAAGCAGAACCTGTGATATCATAAGACAGACGTACTGTAGTCAAATAGTTACGCATCTTGAAGTGAGTATTGTAATTCAGGATATCAGCCTCTTCACTGTATTCTTCATAAGCAGAAGCCAAACGGTTTACTTGGCAACCAGAAGCTAAAACAGCCGGGTCAATATAAGAAGCGGGACTACCATTAGATACAAATACTGTATAAACATACAGGTTGCCATCTTGATACGGAGCATCCTGAATACGTGCTTGACTCTTATCATCAAATTCGATAGTAGCACCAGGACCAAACCATGCATCTTCCAACCACAAAGTAATAGGAGTATTACCCAAACCTGGAGTAGAATTTTCACCAATTGCAGCACCATTCCATTTAGCGTCACGAATTGTAACAGCTCTATCTTGGTCGATCATAACACCCCATTCAAATGAAGGCTGATCAATAGTCATTACATTTCCAAGACCACCTGTCAACATATCAAGAGAAGTACTGTAACCATTATCTTTAGTACCAAATACGTATGACAGGATAGTAGATACCTCATAAGGTCTTTGCTGAGAAGCGAGACTAATCTTATTAGTGTCGATCAAATCAGAAAACCATTTACCTTTGTATAATTGGAGGTTATTAAGAATATTATTATCCATAAAATACTAGTAATTTAATTTTTTTATTTATATAATTAATTATTATGATATACGCAGTTGTCGTGCAGCTGAGAACCAAATTGGATCATCATCAGAACCCGTAGCTTGTTTTCTAGATTTAGTAGTAATACTACTAGATTTTAAACTTCGTCTAAACTTATCAATAGCTGAATTATTTCCTTCACGTTTAGCAGCCTCAATAAGTTTGTCAGCATTCATTGTAAAGTATGCTGATTCTATCAGATTCTTAACACCACCCTTAGCATAGTCCTTTTGGTACTTTGTTTTACCGTCTGTGTCTGGCTTAAGTATATAATCCATTAAAACCTTTTTATCTTTTTCAGGGACTGTAATACCACGTATATTCTTTAAGCCTTTTATTTCGCTAACAACGTTATCGTAGAATTGCTGTTGTCTCTGCAACTATATCTGATAAGCCTTTTTCTGATCCTCTAATAGCTGTTTCTTCTTTTCCTCTTTAATCTCTTTAAGATCTTCTAAAGCGTCTTGTGCTTCATCTTCAAGTAATCCAGCTTCTTCGTATCTACTTACCAACTTATCAATCTTATTAGTAGAGAATCCTTTTTCTTTAAGTAATTGTTTTACTACTAACTTCTGATTAGCTTCATCTTCAATATCAATATCATCTAAATCTAAATCAGCATCAATAGTTAAATACTTCTTTAAATCTCCACCTTGTTTTACGAAATTATCTAGTGCTTCAACTTCTTCACTAGAGTATTCAGGCTTGCTATTTTCTTCAATGACATTTTGGAAGTAATTAATTAACTCATCAACACTTTTGGGTTTATCTTCGTCTTCTTCAAATTCCCAATTAAGTTTTTCAGCCATAGCATCAAAGAAGTTAGTAACAACATTTTCTTCGTTGTTATCTTCGACACCTTCTTCCTCTTCTGTTTCTTCCTCAATAGTTTCTTCTTTACGAGGTCTACCAGGCTTACGTTTTGGTTTATCTTCAATATCTTCTTCTTCAATTTCTTCTTCCTCAGTATCTTCCTCTACTGGATTTTCTTTATTATTCTTTACTTCGATATTGTTATTTTTAATATCTTCCAATTCTTCATCGTCTAGTGATTCAAAGTCATCAGCGTTAACATTAACGTTTTCATCAACATTTGAATTTCTAAAACCACCGTCTGGATTAGGGATAAAGCTATCTAGTACAGCTTCAAATCCACCTAATGTCATCTTTTTATCCATAATTAAAATATTTAATTAGATTTATGCAAAATTATAATTTTCAATTTCATTAATATTACCATTATCTGCTAATGGCATAGTGTTTAACCATTTTATGTAATCGTCTAGATTTTTAAACTACAAAGCTGCTTTCTTAATAGAATCCGTATCTGGTAAACTTTTTAAATATTTAAGTATATTTTGTTTAGTAGGTTTTATGTTTAATTCTTTCAATCTATCTAACATATTTATACCATAAGCATTCTATTCCATCCAATTCATAAAATAGCTAGTATTCTCAGGGTCTATCGGATTTTTATCTCTAAGTTTCCCCTTAAATTGCTTTGTTATTTTATCTAATTCCGATTTGTTCCAAGAAGGATTATCTTGATGTATATACTGATTAAAATGATTAATTTCGTGATTAGTTATTTCCTAACTAGGAGTAACCGCATTATCTATTTTTATTCTAAAATCTTTCTATGTTGGTTTTATACCATATTGTTTGTATCTTCTTGCAGCTTCTTCCTACAGATCTATCATAGCTTTAGCATCCTATAACTACATTATTTCAGCTTCTGGTAAACTAAAATAATCATTTTCGTACTAGTTTATGATTTTATCATATGTACTTTGTAAATCTACATTATAATCAGATTTAATTTTAGCAGCTCTAGCTCTAACCTCTGGATCATACAATCTTTCAATACTTCTATTGCGTAAATCATTCCAGTCAGATTGTTTCTATAACTTACTTATATCTGGAGTAATTCCCGTTATTCTGTTTAGTTGCTGATTTAATGATTTCTTATAATTACTAACCGTTGGAATGAATGGTACAACTGTCAATGCTGCTAATCCAGCCCCTAACCAATCTTTATTCTTTAAAGCCTGTGTTGCATCGTATATACTTAAAGCGTCACCAATAACTGGAGCATCGTATAAATCAAATACACTTCTTACATAGCCTGCACCTGGGTTATATCCATATGTAGGATTATATGGATCTCCTTTAGGGTCAAAGTTAGTAATAGGTCTTTCACTAGTAGTCTGTGGTGGGATTTCATCTATAGTACCACCATCTGCATACTTCTTTCAATCCCAGTATTTAAGCTAGGGATTATTCTCCCTAGCCTACTTATACTGTTGCATTCTCTATCTAAATGCTTCACGTTCCATAATTATTTACTTTTCTTTCCACTTTTAGATAACTTCTTGCCACCTTTCTTTCCACCACATGCCATAATTATAAAGTTTTAATATAATTAAACCAATTTTTCCTATTCTCTTTGTAAGTCTTTTTACGATTTTTTATTTTATACTTATTTGTATTAATTTCGTAATCAGATTTATCTTCGTTTGCATACGCTTCCATTTCATAAGGGATCGTATAGTATGCAGAAGATGCTGGATAAGTAATAGGATTACCTTTAATCCACTCCTATACATAATCAGCATAATACTTTAACCAACTACCTTTATCTTTAGCCTACTATAAATGTATATTTTCGTGATTCCAAGTAGTAGTTTTAATATCAGATTCTTTCTTTTTGGTTAAAATATACCCACACCAACTCATTGCAGAGTAACCACTAAATGGATAATGATCCATATGCTTATACTATACTTTGTCTTTATTTTTAGTAGTAGTAAATAGCTGCTTTACTAACCACCATGTTTCTTTAAACCAGTTCATACTTATTTAGATTTGGATTCTCCTACTACTTTATTTCTCAAAGCTGTCTTTGCCTTTAGCTTCTCTCTATCCATAGCAGCTTTATCAGACATACGTTGCAACTCAGTTTCATGCTTCATTCTATCTTTTTCAAGCTGTATCTTCTTATTTTCAGCTTCTCTCTTCTGTTCTATTTCTCTACGCTTATTGTTAAGTTCTAATTGTTTAGTAGCAATATCAGAATTTATCTTCTGCTATTCTAGAGCTTGCTTTCCTATTTCAATTGGATCAGGAATTCCATTCATATCTTGATCCATATTCTCAGCACCACGATAAGAATTAATTTGTGCTACAGTAATTTTAGTAGCATTATCTTGTTCTGCTTTATATCTGTCTTGGTCTACTTTATATTTTTCAAGATCCAGTTCAGCTTCCTTAAGCATAAGCTCTTCTTCTTTAAGCTGATTCTGTTGTTCTGCCATTTGTTGTTGTGCTTGTTGTTCAGCTTGCTGCTATTGCTGCATCTGTTCCATTCTTTTCTGTTCAATTTCCTCAAGCCTATTCTTAATCATACTCATGTTATCTAAAGTAATGATTTCAGCAATATCTAACAGACTGGCACCGTTCTGCATAGCAGGTTGTAGCAATTGCTTTAATTGATCTATATACTGTTGATTCTTAGTGCTATCATCTACAAATATATCCATATCTTCGTAGAAGAAATTATCAGATAATTGTACAAATGCTCTAGTAGCATCATCTAATATATAATTCAAGTATTTCTTACTATCTTTCCAAGCAGCTTTAGAAGTGTTCAACAGCATAGTTAATACTCTTCTTTTTACCTAATTGTGATTCCAGAACCAAGGTTCAGTAATATGATAAGACATACTAACAGCAGTATTAGTATTACCCACTAATTCACTAGCAGCAATCTACCCTTGTCTTTGTGGAGTAATACCAGTAAGCTTAGCTACCATATCTTCAATCTTCTACATTAATTGAATATACTCAGCTATTACATTACTCATAGTTAAGTCCCAAGAAGATAACTAGTTGAATTGAGACGGTTTACCTCCCTCACGTCCTGGTATATCCCATCCTTCGTCATAAGGATTAATAAAAGCTACACCTAATGCACTCAAGTAATGCATCCACTTGTTAACATCAATATTCATAGATTTAGGTATCTAAGTAATATCCATTACTGCTACTTTACCTTTATCTCTAGATAATGCTAATTCAAGTCTATACCATACTACAATATACATATACTGTAACGGTTTCATCATACTTACTAATGATCTAGGCTTACTATTAGTATTATTATATACTACACCAGTGTAAGGCAATTTCTGTGAATTAGGATTATCAGCAGATATATGTTGATATTCAATAGGTTGAATTCCTATATACATATCATCACCGATTCTATATCCTTCCCATACTTCAATAATCCAATCCCATTCTACAGATTGTTCTGTACCTGTTACTTTATAATCTTCATCTACTTGAAATTCTTCAACTTCTCCAGTTTCTGGGTTTAGTAAAGTAACAAATCCTATCTTTTTGAAAGACTTCCAACAGCAATGATATACTACTATATGATCTATATCAAATGGATTATCTGTAAAACTATTAATCTTGTGTAGTTTAATAGATTCATAATCTATACTAGTCTTTCTTATCTCTGGATTATTACCTGCTCCAGGTCTTTGATCAATAAGTTCTAATAACTCATTTAGTTGTCTTTCAGACATTTTATCATAGAATCTGTCGTATATTTCAGTAGCAGACATGATCATCTTTCTGCGGCACCATGCTGCATCATCTATAAATTCTAAGTCTAAAGAATGCTCATAATCAAAGTACATAGGGTTTACTCTTTCTACATAAGGATCTCCATTGATTACACCTATGTAGTATATTTCTTCTCCACCTATTAAAGCATCTTTCCAGCCTTTATAGAATTCATGAGTAAGATTCAATTTTCTCTTGAGGAATTGCAATGCATGATAAGCTTCAGTTTCTGCTATATCCTTATAATCTTTCTATAGATACTTAGCTATAGCTTCCGGAGTCTAGATTTCTCCTGTAGCTAATGCTTGTTCATATCTGGCTGCTTGTTCTGGACTTAACTTACTAGCTATAGTAGCCTGAATATAATCCATTAGCATTTCTTTGGCTTTTTCCTATAGTTCACTAGCAGCTATATCACTTGTGCGTTGTGGATGAAAATTAAAAGGTCTTTTAGTTTCTTCACCAAGTAACTAATCTACATACGGTTTAATAATATTATAATCCTATGCCATAGCAGGAAATCCATCATCTTGTTTAAATGGATTAGTTACATATTTAAGATCCTTTTCATTATATATGCTATTATATAAATCATAGTAAGTCTACATCTCGTCAGATCTAGATCTACCATTACCACCAAATCCTGAATCTCCAGCGCCTACTACATAGTCTACGCAGGCTTCTTTCCAGGCTTGTGTCTTCTTTGACATTGGTAGTTTCTGTGCAGGGAAACTTTTAGTATTCTTCATAGTTAAAATGTATATACATTATCGTCATTAGAAAATACTCTAGGAGTATCATCATTGAACCAACTCTGCGCAAAAATTGGTCCATCGAAGAGCATCTTCTATTTGTTTTCTTTTTCTTTCTTTTTAACAACTACATTATACAGTTGTTCTCTATATATCATAACCTACATCAACGCCATCACTCGGTCAAAGTTACCTGTATCGTTATAGCTTATTAGCTCTTCTAATAGCGGCTCTGATAGTATCCTAGTTAGGTTTTTCTTACCTGGTGCATACTCTTCATTCAACCATTCTTTTATCATACCTTCCCCCCATTGCTTTATCTACTTATTCATGTGACAACCTTTTCTTCTTTGTACTTTAGAATTACTAACTATATCATTAATAATATCAGGTTGATCAGCTAATAAGTAATCACAATGCTTAGCAGTAAAGTAAGGGAATAGACCTTTGCGTTCATTTTCATACATTATACGCGCATTATAGTATAATGCTAACTTACGTAAGTTTTCATAGTATTCCTCAGCTGTTGCAGGTCTACCAGTATATTCAGCTACTATAATATCATAGTACTCTTCAAAGTTCTAAAACCTCTTATATACTATAGATGATCCTAATGAATTAGTACCAGACTAGTCATGATCATAAGGGTCTACACCTATTATATATAATCCAGCTGTTGCATCTTTAGCTGGATGTTCCCATATAACTATTGAACCAGTAGGATCATCATCTTTACCAAGTGGATACTTAGTAACATCGCCATGTTTCTTAGGTATCCATTTGATACTACCAGATTCGTCAAATATTAAATCACCTACTTGTTTATGATTCTATAACTAAGTATTAGTACGAATAAGTCCTAATTGCTCCTACAGTTCTTTCTTAGGAAATATATTCCCATTAAATTCCAACATTGCTTCTTGTGGAGTAATAGGACGCTCTGCAACATAACGGTCTATAGCAGTAGTATTGGTAGCCGTACTTATTACTTTTCTACGCTCATCTAGTATAAATTCAAGAGAAGGTTTAGTAATGGTATTACCATCATCATCCATATATATTCTATTACCATCGTCATCTCTCGTATCTAGATTAGTATACTATGGAACAAAGAACCCACACAGTTTATCTGTAGGTGTACTATCCCATATGTTCTCAAACCCTAAGCAATTATATCCATCTGGATTATAGAACATATCTTTCATTGTTTCAAACGCAGAACCTTCGTCACCACCAGTTCCCCATACAATCATAGTACCAAATGCTATACCGTCTTGTTCTACAGATGGTCTAGCAATTTGCCATGCTGCACCTAATTCTGAGAATGAACCTCCTTCTTCAAATAGAATTAATTTGGCACGTTTACCACGTACTACATCAGGATTATCTTTCAAAGTAACGCCAATAATCTCTGACTTATAACCCATTTCTACTTCATTGCCAAATTCATCTTTAGTCCAGAATCCAGCTCGTTTACGCATAGTACTGTTAACAGATCGTTTCTTACCCCAAGCTGTATTTTTATCTATAAAGTCCATATAGTCCCAAGCTTTAGTAAGAATACCATCTTCAGTAAGATACTGCTTATTAGAAGCATATATGTATGTTTTACTATTAGGTATTAGATAATAATTACGACATGCCATAGCTCCACCTTTGTAACTATATCCTTTGCGACGTGATTTAAGTAGACATATATGTTTTCCTTTATCTTCTGCTTCCTGTACTGCCTAGAAGTAGAAATAGTCATAGTCATAGAAATCAGGGAATGTTACTACACTGTCTCGTTTTACTTTAGTCTCTCCGTTAGGTAGTTTAGTAACAGTGTTAACTATACGTTGCATTGGACAAAAGTTAATATAAAAATAGTTATACCCAGTGATGTAATCTCCATCCTCTGCGGTATAACCATTAATGCAACGATCTTTCTATTCGTCCCAGTATGTATAATATTCAGTAGTACCAATTGGATACTAACAATAAGCTCCGGTCTTTAAGAATGTTAAAGCCGGAGTTCTAAACTTATCACTATTTATTATTTTCTTCTAGAAGTCAATCATAGTTATGATATTTCCAAAGTTTTTTGATTAGGTTCAACTTTTTCTTCTGTTTCTAAAGTAAGCATATCTAAAGGATAATTTATAGTATCACCAAAATATTTAGTTATTAAATCATCGCACATCTTTTTAAAGATATTATAATCTTCTTCTTTCCAATATATCTTAGATTTTGGATTTGAGTTATCAAGTGTAATAACCATTAGTTTATCTTCTTTTGGTTTATTATCCATAACATTTATATTTTAATTAGTCGCCCTACCACCGAATCGAACCCGGACCTAGAGGGTTAGAGCCTCTCGTGCTACCACTACACCATAGGGCAATATGCCAGGGAATATTTAATGTCTGTCCCTGTCAGACCTCTCTATCAGTTCAACGAGATTATTTCTTAAACAAACTCTTTAGCCAATGAATAGTACGCTTGATAATACCTTTCTTCTTAGGTTCAGCTACTGCTTCTTTCTTATATTCTTCAATCAAAGACTCACTAGCTTCTTTAGCTGCTTTATTTGCTTTTTGTTTGTTATCAATTTCTTTCTCAAGCACATCACAAATCTCTTCAGTGCTATTACATTTTGTTAAATCAAGTACTTTCTTCATAGTTTCTTTATTTATATTCATATAACGTACCTATTAATTTATTGTTATAAACTTGTGTATAATTTGCACAAATTAAGCTAATTCATAAGGATTAATCTGAGCATCTCCACGTACTTTAGTAGTACTAACTTCTTCAGCTTTAACTGCTTTTTCGAGGAAATCTAGTGTCTGAAAGGTAGCTTTTACTTTTTCCATACCAGCTAATAGATCTTTAATCTTCTTTTCATCTAGTTGCTCTTCTAGAGAATCTTCGTAATACTTACTAATAGTATCTACTTTGTTTCTCATACTATCTAACATTCTTAGATTTCTAGTATATATTAGCTTCTTATAATCATCTTCACAAGACTTTTCTTCTACTGTAAGATTATAATTCTCATCACCAAAGTATAACTGCTTAAGTTTCTTTTCTCTGATATCTGGTTCTAGCTGAAGTACATATGGAGATTTAAAATACCACATAAGTACTATATAACTTATTACATTTGTAGCTTGTGTTTTGTCTGGCTTATCAGCCTCCCATAACTTTTTAAAGAATGGGAGACCTAAAGCATCAGGGTGTATTACTACTTTACCACCATTTATATCAAATAGCTTCATCAGTTACTTCTTCAACACTAGGTTCAAAATTCTCTGGCATAAACTCTTCAGGGTGCTGAGCTCTATACTCTTCTTCAGCTTTAGTATTAGCAATAGCATCTAACAGTTGATAGAATTTCAATTCTACTTCTTCTCGTTGTTCAGCAGGAATAGTAGGCATCAACTTTTCAATAGACTGCTTCATTACTTCTTCGGTAAATTCACCTTGTACAGTTTCTGTTCTGTAAGGCAATCCGTTAATGTTAACATCAATAAAATTTCCAACACCTGATGCACTCACTGGAGTAATTGTAATATTAAGTTCTTTCATATTCTTATTATTTATTTTCATTATTTTGTTCTGCTGTAACTTCTCCAAATCCTTTTTCTCCTCTTTCAGTTTCACTTAGCTCTTCTACTAAAGTGGGTTCTAATATAGAACAAGGTACAATAACTAATTGAGCAAATGGTTCATCTATAGTATATACTGTAGGAATAGCATCTGTAGTTACTTTAAATTTAGCCATCAACTCTCCACGATATCCAGTATCTATTAAACCTACTCCATTTGTTAAAGCTATAGAACGTTTACTAATTGAAGACTTCATCATAAGTAAGCCACAATATCCTTCAGGAATCTCTACCGCTAAATCAGTATGATATACAAGTACTAACTTTCCGCTATTATCTACTTCTTGAGTAATACGAGTAGCATACAGATCCAATCCAGCATCTCCTGCTGTAGCTCTAGTAGGCAACTTACCTTCAGACTTCTTAATCTCTTCTGTACCGTCTTCTTTCTTTACTGAGTAATCTAACTTTTTAAATTTCAATTGTTCCATAAATCTTTTTCTACTTTTCTATAACCTTCTTCTAAAACTTCTACTATCTCTTTAATTATTTCATTCTTAACTGCATCAATACTAAGATCTTGTGTAACTTCTTTAGAGTGTACAATTCCATGAGTAATACCTTCTTCATTTTTACGTATGAAGTGAACGTGTAAAGTAGGATTACCAATACGGTTTTTATTTACATCTATATCCTATGTTTCCCACCAAATAGCTTCTAAATTATTCATCTTGTTCAATATCTTTTGTATTAATACTAATTGCTTTACCATGATGAAATCCCCAATCTAAGAATACTGTATTACAAAGTACATGATCTATATGAGGTAGTCCACTTTCAGGATCTATTAATTCTCCTTTGTCTATAGCAGTAAGATGCCTTAGTAATGCTGCTTTATATCTTTTCCAAAAATCTGGAAGATTTTGCCAACTATTATCTGAGTATTTCTGAGCTCCATAAGTAAGTACCTTACCAATGTTTTCAACAACATCTAATGGAACTAGATCCATTCTTACTTTACCACAATCATATTTCTTACCATCATTCTCCATCTTCAATATACTTATTAGTTAAACAATTGTACAATCCTTTTATCTGTAGCTGTCTAGTTTCAATGCTGTCTGTATCTTTCAACTTAGCTAAACCTTCTAGAATATCATCCACGAATTCATTGTATGTTAAGGAATAGTTGTTGATCTTCTTATCTGCAACTTCCATTAACTCCTTTAACTCTTCACTAATATTAGATCCAAATTGTTTAACATTGTTCTTCTCAAATTCCCATAGAGCTAATGAATCTTCTTTACTCTGTCTTTCCATATTCTTTCATTACTTTAATAAAACATCCAGCAGCCCAGCCAACTAAATACGCATACCCTTCGTTACCACCACCTGAGAATTCTTCTCCATTCATACCTGTAACTTCAAAGTAATAATCAGTTATGTGAACTGATTCGTGTGCTATATGTGTACCATCTACTTCATCAGGTCTATATATTATGCAAATAATACCCATTTCAGAACTACTATTTAACATAACAGGTCTACATTCTGCAATAGCGTCTCCGTCATACGTCTTTAACATTTCTTCTTCAGCTTCTTTTCGTACTTTATCAAAACCAGGTAATAAGTCGTATATAGTGAATTTTTTCAGTATTGTGTATATATCTTCTTCCTTTTCTATTACAGCTATCCAAAATGTTCTAGGATATATATTATCAAATCTTCTTAGTATCATATTCTTAATAGTTTACTGTCACTAATTGCTACATACATCTGTATATTGTTAAGTAATACAGGATCAAAGTAAATAGAATCTAACCAGTGAATCTTATAATTAGGTGTTAAGCATTCTTCAATAAACTGTCTCATTTTGTTTCTTTATATCTCTTTTTTAATTTAAGTTTAAATAAGTAAGCAAACATAATATCTTTAGTATCTTCATCATTTGACATTACTTCTTTAGCAAACTTAAATGGACTATTGCATATTACTTCTATAACAGGATAAGGTAAATTATATTTGTTTGCCAGACTTGAGTAAATTGATATCTTTTTTTGCTGTTGCATTTATATAATATTCACTAGTTTCTAACTCTGTTAAAGATTCTCTGATAGTATTAGGTCTAATAGAATTTATTATTACTACAATATCAGATTCATCTAAATCGCGATTTCTATATAATATATCAGATAACTTTTTAATTTCTTTGTTAGAGTAAGGTTTCTTCGGAACGAAAGAAGTTAATTTTAAATTAGAACGTAAGTTAAAAAGATGTCTAAAATATCGTACTAACCTATTACTTCTATTCTCTACATGTACTATATGCCCATTGTCAAAGATCATATAGAAATGTTTATTATTTATTTTATTATTCATTTACTCTTAGTATTAATGTTATTTGCACCCTATCTTTTATTATCTCTGGAATTAGTATCTTATTAACTACTAATTCATCTTCTGCTTTTCCCTGTACTAAAAGACCCTCTTTCTTGAACTTACTTATATATCTACTTAAGTTATCTGGAGTAATACCCATAGTACTTTTAATCATTCTACGATTGTCAGTATTGGCTACATTTTTACTTACACCAGGTATTGGAGTAAAGTTCACATCTAATTCAACGAACTTAGTAAGTAACTCCAATTCCCTATTTGTAAGTTGTAGTATACCATTTAAAGCGTTAAGGTATTCATAGTAAAGATTGCCTTTATTAACAGTCTTTACTAATTTATTCATCTAACAAATCTTTAATACTGTTGAGAACTTTATTTAAATTGTGGTATACAGTTTCTGCTTCTACTTTAACACACTGTTGAACATTGCCTTCATTATAATCCTTCATCAATTCGTTATAATCTTTGGTATATGTATCAATCAAAGTATTAACGTATTCTTTTACTTTCTCTAACTTATCACAACAGCATTCACATTCATCCACACCTTCTTGTGCTTCTTCACTGTACCAAATTACATAATCTTTATTGGCTAATTCTTCCATAGTAGAAGAATCAAATGCCATTGAAGTATAAGTTTCTGTATCTGATACTACTTCAGATTTCTGAAGTTCCCACAAGTTTAAATCTTCAACTTTAGTAAACACATCACCTTTTTCAGCGAAGCTAAAATCCTTAATTACTTTGTATCCTTCCATATGTCTAACTTTTTATTTAATATCTTTTGTTTAAATTCTTGTATTCTGTTAAAGTTCTTCTTACACTCTTCATACCCATCAATTCTGCCTTGAATGTATCCTTCGTGTTTTCCTTGAGCATAAGTAAGAGCACCAAAGCCAATAACACTTACAAGTATTATTATTATTGTTCCCATAATGCCCTTAAAACGCACTAATATAAAAAGTGTTTAAAATATTTAACATTTATTAATGTTTAGTAAAGTAATAGCAAAAAGAATGCCCTGCTTTGATGGCAGGGCAGCGACTTAATACTCTAAAATAAAACATTCAATCATGAATGATAGCTTATTTAACGACTTTAGCTACAACGTCGTATGGTTTAACTAATTGTGAGTCTTTAAATAGATCAAAGTCTTTAGCAAATTTCTTAGGGTATACTATAGTATCACCAACCTTAATGGTACTATCAGTACCGATTGGAATAGATAGAACAATACCTTTTGCAAAATCTGATTCAACTTCTTTAGTATGAGTCTTTACTTCATACTTATTAAAACCTTCTTCATCCTTTTCCCCAGTAGGGATTTGTTCAGTATACTCTTTAGTAACCATAATAGGAGTTAAAGGTTTTACTAAAATATCTTTTTCAAAACTATATTCCAATCCGTTTACCACTGTTTCTAGTACTTTATCTTCCATAATATTTACTTTATAATATCTATTAACGCAGTAAGTAAAGTAAGGTTACTCATCTATGTGATTAAATTTACGCTTAAAAATATATCCTTTATGGCAGATGTCCATTCTATCTTTAAAGTTAGCGCAGTTCATATTATTAACAAACGCACAACCTACACAACAACCTTTACTAAGCTCAGGAGTAGCTATATAAGTTTTATTCCTGAAAACATACTCAATTCTATCTGCTTTTTTTTGTTCGTTCTTTTCCATAGTAATACCGTTTTAGGGGCTACCTTTTTTATTCAAAGACCGTCAGAAAGGTAGCTAAACTGAGCCTACTTACGATTAGGATTCCCTGGTGCGCTTCTACCTTATGGTAACTTCTTTAAGCGTGGAACGTACTACGATCCCGTGTACTTAGGGCACATTACTTTGTTAATTTATTTAGTATGATATAAGCTAGACATCCTAACATACCTACTAAACATAGTGCAGTAAATTCTGTCATTTAACTGTATTTATTTCTTTCTTAAACTGTTCATATAAATCTTCAGAGAAAGTATATTCTATTTGTCCTGGTAAAGTAAAGGATCTATAATTATCATCTAGTTTATAGTTCTTACTTATCTTACTTAAGTAAAGGCAATTAGAATATTGCTAGTCTTTCTATCTTATAAAATAATAATTCATTCTTTGTTATTTATTTCTGGGGCAGTGATATAACTGTATATCATTGTTATTATACTTACTGTATATATAATTGCTAATATTGTCATAAATAAGTAAAGATTAATTCTAAAGTAATAGGACTTACATCATCTACTTTAGTTAATTCTTCTAATATGTCTTCTGTATTCATACTGTATTTAACTGTATCTACTGTATACAGTAACGTATATTTAACTATATTGGTTATTATTATTAACATTTATTATGAATATTTATTTAAGTTTAATAGCTATTTTTTAACATTATTTAAAATAAAAATATATAAAAAATTTTTTTGGTGAAGAAATCTGCGTGTGTTAAGCTATCCCTAAACAAGACCCCTGTAACCTCGTTGCGCGGGAAGACCCCGTGCACTTTGGTTAAACGTTCGATAAATCTCACTAAAACAATATTAGCATATGAAATTCAAAGTTGAACATGAAGGTGATGTTTACGCAGTTGCTATCGCAACTGGTACATCTAAAGATGGACGTAAGTACGCAAACGTACTTTTGAAAAAAGAAGCAATTCTAGCTATTCGCTCGAATTACTCTTTATTCCTCGATCCTAACGATAAAACACTTATGAATCAGTTAAATCTTACAGATTTAACCTATTCTGAAGATGGGACACGTAAAGTGACTTTACTTAAAGAACCAATTAAACTTCAAGAGAAGTATAAATTGATAAGTGTGAGTCATGCGCCTTACAAGGTTGATGACAGAGTCATTAGAAGTACATACTGCGTATGTGAAGAATCTGACAGCACGCAAGCTACTGTCGATAGAGCTGTACAGAGGGGTTTTGACAGAGCTGAAAGCTTCTTCAAAAACCCAGGATTTTACGATGATTATCGTAAATTCGTACTCTTCGATACATCGAAGGAGGAGCTTGAGAGTTTGTTACAACAGACTGAAGAACTGGAGGATTAATTCCTCCAGCATCTTCCTTGTTATATTAATATATAGCCTAACCTAACATCATTCCTATGTTATGCCATATATACTACTCAGACTCTAACATGACTTTAGAAGATTATGGAAGAGTAATATTTGCTATAATAGCCGTAATAGTAATATACAAAATAATATTACATATTAGTAACCATAATAACAAACATAATGAACCATCAGATTAACATTGATGAAGCTATTGCTATTGCAAAAGAATATCATCTTGAAACAGAAGTAACCGAATGTATCAAACAAGGTATGTCACCAATCGAAGCATTAATCGAA